TTAGCGACTGGCTTACCTTTGACTACGACTTTGTACATGTGACCGCCGAGGAGGCGGTAATGACCGGCAGACAAGGGTGGGGCGCATTAGCATTAGCCCATCTTATACCATACGGGGGGTCGACGGCCATCTAAGGTCCGGTCGAGAAAATATTAAGCCCGGGGCGTCATTTTGCCGATGTGCGTTGCCGATGTTGCGCGAACCTAAACGTATCCATAAACGGCCGTAATGAGTACATATGGGTACTCATATGCCGATGGAAGCTGCGGGGTAATGCATCGGTAATGCGCGAAAGCTGCCGATTTTGCGGTCCATCGAGATAGTGTCCGTCAGAATCATGCCGCAATGCGTCAATTTAGCGGGACCGAGCCGGTTTATGGTGCATTGGGGGTAGAAACACCCGCCGTAGCCCATTACAGCGCCTTGGCGGCCCACCAGCGCTTTACGACCACCAGCGTGACCCCATCTTCGAATTTCGTGGGAGGCCACCGTGTGGCCGACTTAGGGACCCAGACAGGCAATCCATGCATTCGGATGCAATAAGCTTTATTCGTGGTCCGAATTAGCGTTTCTGGGCTGAATTCAATCCAGTCTGATGGATTCATGGGGTGTATTGTATAGAAACTGATGGATTCATGGGGTGTATTGTATAGAAAACCAGTAAAACTATACACATGGGGGCAGGTATGTAAAGAAACGTTGACTTATTCCGCAGGTATGTAAAGAAACGTTGACTTATTCCTGAAAATTTTTAATGTATGCCCCCCACTCTCATACCCCACCCCCCGAGGTGTCATACCCCACCCCCACACCCCCCACCTGTCGGGGTAGGGCGCTTGCCCACATACCACTGGTAGTGTTCGTGGACGAGTTACGGTACAATTGCCAGTCCAGTACAGTAAGTCGCGGGAACTGCTGTGGTTCCGGTCGAGGTAAATATTATGCGCGGGGTGCTGATGACCCGTCTCACAAACGAGACTGTTTGTTTTTGGTGTGCGGCCGGTTTCCAGGTGCGTAAACATTTACGCAGTCGGTCCAGGTGCGTAAACATTTACGCGGGTCGATAATCACCCGTCTCACAAACGAGACTGGATGTGGACTGGTGTCCTACCTTTCGCGGGTGATCCTACCTGAGCGATTGGTGGCTAAAAACACCCCATTCTGAGGTCACCTGTATTTTTGGACCCAAGTGCCTGGAATTACTGGGGCCAAATAACACCTGATATCTAGACCCCTGTTTCCTAACCCTGGCTCAGTGCATGTGCTGCTGTACTGCTATAGCTATATTTATATATATATATATATATATAATAGTTATCTATAGTATCTAGTATGGTTCTTAATGCATGAAATCATTAAGGAAAGTGCCAAGACATCACAAAAAAAAGGTAGCCTGTAAGTAGTCGGTAGTATCAGGTAAAACCTACATGAACAGCTGTTCAGGGTATCCCTGGGTTGTGTGCGTATAGATCCGACTCGAGCCTCGCACATAATATTCTTCGACCGGACTTGGCCAGTTCGTTCCGCCGCCCCAGCAGCGCACCCCTCCCAGGTAACGCTACTTCAACAGCTTCATCAGCATGGCCGCTTTGATGGGTTTCTTCAGACACCCCATTGCACCCGCCTTGGCGGATTCTGTTGTGGCCTTGGCCGTCAGCGAGTCAGTCATCGTAAGTACCCTCAGCGGGCCGCCAGCGTACTTCTGGGCCAACCTGCGAACCAATGCCAGCCCATCAACCTCGCGCATGTTCAAATCAATCAGCGCGGCGTCTGGCTTCTCCTTGTCCATCATCATGATCGCATCAATGCCCGATGTGGTCACAATCAGCTCAATTGGGGCCTTCGCGGATTTGATTTCTTTATCAAGACTCGACAGGACCTTTGCATGGTCGTCAATCACCAATAACTTGATGACCGCCGAGCTCAGCATCGTGGGTACGGGAATGTCGTTCTTGATTATGAACTCGCGTAGATCCGCGATGGGGACTCGTCTGTGTCCGCCTGGCGTGTTGTACGCGTTCAGTCTGCCCTGCTTAATCCAACGCCACACCGTAGATGGTGTGACATCCAACATCTTCCCGATCTCAATAGTGGAGTAATATTCTCCAACCTTGGGAAGTGCATCGTCTGCGGTCTTCTTAGTTCCTTGCATGAGCGCCTCAAACATAGAGGCGTGTAATACATTCCGTCAATTGGCGCAAGCGTATCCATCGTACCAAACGTTTAATTGCCTGCTAGGCAGCGTCTAATGGAAACCAGCGATTACGGCCATGACCATCCTGGCGTTTGGTAAACCGCAGAGTCCTCAGGACCTTGCCCATACGCATTTCATCTGCGCGGGTGATGTGGCCTTCTTGTTTGCCTATGTCCACCAAAACCTCTCGGATGGAAAAGCCACGTGGTAACTTAGCGACACGCCCACGTACTTCGTCTTCCCATTCGTCCGACAGTTCGTACTTCCTGGCCTCGGGCGCCTGTAGCTGCTGCTCGGTCTTGGTGAGCAACCACGGCTTGGTTGGGTCATTCTGTACATAACAGTGGCTGATGGGGCGCCCCGCCAACCACGTTTTGAAAATAGAAACCGCCTCTGCCCATAACTGGTCTCGGTTCGCTACAACCCACGCGATGTCGATATTCCCCTTGAGGGTTAGCGGCCAGTAGCGTCTGTTGCCTGTGGGATCACTCAAAAACTCCGAGTCATTAGTGGTTCCCACAATTACACATGCGCGGGGCACCGAAATGTCTGTCCTGCCATACGGGGGTCTGTATTTGTCAACCGTGGCGGACAAGTACGATTTAATGGTGTCTTGGTCCTTCGCGCGCTTGACCGCTGTCAGCTCGGACCACTCGATAATCCAATTGCCCTTGAGGGCGGTCAATCCATCCTTGGTGTTAATGTCAATGTGGGAATCGCGGAAGTAATCGTCACCGGCCAGCACTCTACAAAACGTGCTCTTATAAGATTCGCCGGGGCCGGTCATAATCAGCGTGCTGTCAAACTTGCAGCCAGGTGCCATGGCACGCGCAACCGCGGCCACCATGAACTTACGAATGAAAGCAGTTTCAAGCTCGGTTCCGTCACGCCCCAGAACCTTATTGATAACTCCGACCGGACCTAGTCGAGAAACGCCATCCCATTGCAGCCCATTCAAATAGTCTTGGATGGGGTTAAAGATATTTTCGCGGGCCACGGCCATCAGCGCGTCACCGACATCATCCTTGGAGAACCTCACCTTACGGGCTGAGGGAATATGGATCTCGAGCTGGTATCGAATCGGCGTGATGTCCCAATCTGTCAGCGGACCATTCTTCAAAACAACATCCAAGCTCAATGCGTTAAAGCGAAGGTGCTCGGACTGCTGCAGTATAAGCTTGCGCATTTCCGGATCGCGAAATGCTCTAACCAATGATTGTAAATTAGCGCCCCACTCAATTTCTTCGGGGGCGTCCATTCTGATTGTCTTGCTGCTCGAAGTGCTTTCGGGTTCTCGGCGTTCCGCTTCCGGCCACGCTGCATCCCTCTCATCATTGCGCCAGGCAGCAACATCTTCAAACTGCCCCGGTGTAGCGACAACACGCGCCTTTGCTCCACGCGCTCGCAATAACGCCGCGAGCTTAAGAAACTCTTTGCGGCTCGCGTTCTTGGGTCTGTCATTCTGAGGGAACAACATGAAAAACTTGCCCGCCACATCAATATCATTACCCGACAGGACCTCTGCTAGGGCAACTAAACAATCCTTTCCGGGTGCGCCTACAACACAGACATCCTTCGGCGCCCACAGCTGTAGCGCAAGCGTGTCAGCCATACCCTCGGCGACAGCAACGGTGTTGCATTCATCTAGACGCCACGGCTCACCGAAGAAGACCCCCTTTGTTGGGCAATGCTTAAGGTTGAGTTTGGTGGCCCCCTCAACTTTTGTAATGGCGCGAAACACGATGGATTGGATGTCGCCGTTCACATCAGACAACGGCACCGCAACAGGATGCGTCGTGCTGATGAATTTAACAAAGTCATTCTGGCACGTGCCAGGGGCGAAACGAATTAAAGACATTTCCTCGGTCGCAGCGCCCCGTAAATTGCGCCCCGCCAGATAGTCCATAGCCGCGGGCGTTCCGGTTGGATTGAGCTGTTCCCAAATCTTCTCGGCATCGGGCGTAATCAGCTTACGTACTTTGCCCATGCCAGGAGCTGCCGGTTTTGCGGAAATGCCCAGCAACTCTTCTACGTAAGCAAGCGCAGGCTTGAAATCTATTCGTTTAACCGTCTGGACCAAATCGAGCAGCGATCCGTACGTGCTACAGCTGTGACATTTCCACTTCCAACCATGTTGGTCGCCGTAGAACACAGCCGCATCCTCGTCGCCAGGATCTTTGTGTTTGCACGCGGTGGTGGGGCAATCCAAACGCAATGTTTCCCCCGCACGAGAAAACGCAATCCCTTCCTTGTCCAGGAACTTCACAAAGCCTTCTTGCCCCGCATCGGCCATGAGCCGCTCAGTATCAACGCGTTGGGAGGTACTCACTTGTCACCTCTCTCCACTGCCTCATCCATAAGCACGGGGAATGCGGCGGCAGCCTCCCGGATGTACTCGGACACACTGGCGTACCCGTAAGCCTTTGCGGTTCTCCTGATTTGCTTGATTGTCGAGTTTGGGAATCTGACGACGACGTTGAAACTACTGCCTTTTTGTTTTGGATCCAGCTTGGGCACGGGCATTTGAAACCTCTTGGTGTGCAACGCAGAGACAAACAATAACACAAACACGAAGTACCGGGAATGTGTCGAAACACCGCATACACACCCCAATTGCAATGCTATTAATGTTTGTGTATTGTTCTGCAAGCTTGCAAACGGTGCATGCGCTCAGGCGGGTGTCTGGTGGTTCTTTCAACTGAACAGAAAAGATTGCAGTGGAACATAGAGAAGACTGCCGGCCGCATTCAGCACGCTGAGCGGTTGATTGAGATGACCCGGGCACGACAACGCGGAAAGGTTCCGCTGGGCACTTGGTTACGCCTGAACGAACGCATCAAGCTGTTGGTGCGGATTCGTGAATGTCTGGAGAGCCGCTACTGGCAAGACGTTGAAGTGTATGACCAAAGCTATGGCGAGTATCCGGCCGCTTCGCCCTTTCAGCAAATCGCCAACGACGAAACAAACCCACACCGCAAACTATTGAGGAACAACTAATGAACCGATCCGACAGCGTGGCGTCACTATTAAAAGCATTCGTGTCTGCCCAAGGCTCAATGCAAGTTGCCATCAAAGACTCTACCAATCCTCATTTCAAATCGCGGTACGCGGATCTCGGCGCTGTGTGGGCGGCTTGCCGCGACGTCCTCAGCAACAACGGGCTGGCTGTAATTCAGTACCCCTGTGACGCGGAGAATAACCGTCTGGGTATGACTACGATGTTAGTTCACACCTCCGGTGAGTTCATGGCGTTCCCCCCGTTTAGCACCGCGCTTGCGAAGAACGATCCTCAGGGTGTTGGTTCAGCCATCACATATTTAAAGCGGTACGCCCTGTGCGCCGCGCTCGGAATTGTCGCCGACGACGACGACGATGCAAATGCCGCCTCTCATTCAAAGGAGTCAAAACATGACGCACCTAAGAAATATGCTGGAAACGCTTCTATCTCGTTGGGACAAGCAGCCGGCGCTTCCACCTCTGTGTCTTCTGACCGCGGTCACCCGAGTAAAGTAGACCAAGCCAAACAGTTGCTCGCGTCCGCACAAGATGAACGCGCCGCGTTGGCGGCACTGAAGTCGCTGCAGTTGTCGGAGTCGGAGAAAAAAATGGTGACTCCGCTGTATCAGCAACGAATCGCAGAATTAACCAAGGTGACCCAATGACTTCATGGGTTCTAATTCTGGCTGTGTCGATGAACGTAGACAACCGCGCACGCTCCGAAGTCGAAGTGCTGACGGGATTCGAAACGCGCGTGGAGTGTCAGACGGCGGGCGCAATAGCCCAGACAACTAAACCCAAGAAACACAAGGTTAGTTGGCTGTGTCTGAATCTCAAGCGGGGTCCAAAATGAGCTTACCCAGTGCCTCTAGTTTACAACTGGCAGCAATCTGCGCTGGTTCCCAAGTGTTGCCACATGTCCGTTCACTGGCCTCGGGCGCGATGGAACGAGGCACGGCAATTCACCGCTTTTTGGAGCTGGTGCGTCCGGAGTCGGATCGCGAAACAGCAATCGCGCAGGTTCCGGTCGAGTACCAAGATTTGTGCCGGCTGATTGAATTGTCTGGTCTGCCCATTGGCGAGCAATACCAACGCGAGGTCGGTCTGGCGTGGAACCACGCAACGGGCGCGGGGCGTTTATTCGAGGTTGTTAACCGCAAATACAAAGACATCGACCCCGCCGAATTCTATGGAACCTCAGACGTCGTGGGCATCTTTGAAAACCATGTTGAAATCTGGGATTGGAAGGTTGGCTTTGGTGGCCATTTGACGGCGCCGGAACACAATTTACAGCTCAAGTTCTACGCGTTGGCGGCGGCGCGCGCCCACGGAAAACTAGAGGCGCGCATTGGGTTAATCAAAATCAACGAAGAGGGAGATATAACTCGACTGGACCATTCTTTAGGGGAACTTGACCTACTGATGGTTGAGTCCGAATTGCGCGACATCGCGACGAACGTGCGCAAAGCGCAACGCCAGCAAGTGGACCGTGGCGTTCCGGACGTCGTGGAAGGTCCGCACTGTAAGAACTGCCCCGCGCAGTTGCATTGCCCCGCGCGGTTGGGGTTGTTGCAAAAAGTGTTTGGTCTAGATGTGCAGACAATTGCAAAAACGCTATCCACAAAAGCTAAAGCGGAGGCGTATCAAAAAGCGTCGGCAATTCGTGACATCGCTGAACAAATTATTAAAGCGGTAAAAGACAGTGTTCACGAAGAACCTGTAGACATCGGAAATGGCCGTACATTGAAACTAGTTAACGTACAAAACAAAGTGATAGACTCTGATGCAAATAAAGTAATCGACGCTCTTAAAGAAGAGTTCGGAGATGAGGTCGCGCGCAATGTTGTTTTTAACAGTTTAGACCTTACCCAGACAGCAATTAAAAAGGCCCTACAGTCTCATGCCAAGACGCTGAACGAACCGGCCGCCAAATTGTACCGTGAAGCTGAAACCCTGTTAACCCGTCGCGGGTTAATGTCGATCCGCGCATCATCCTCAATAAGAGAAGTCGCAACCCCCAAACCGGAGCTAAACGAATGAGTGGATTTATTCAAACGACGTTGGTTGGATTCATTGCCAAAGACCCAGAACACAAAGCGGTTGGTGAAAAGACTGTCACCAAGTTTTCGATTCCCGTTGACCGAACCCGCAAGGGCGAGACTGTTACCGACTGGTTCAACGTGGAAGTTTGGGACAACAGCTTTGCCCAAAAATATCTAAAGAAGGGCAGCAACGTAATCATCCAAGGTTCGATGACTTTGGACAAAGCCAAAGAAGGGAACGGGTACTACGTCACCGTCAAAGCAGACAAGATTAACTTTACGCCGTCACGCAAAGACAAGAGCGAAGAAGCCACAACCGAGACAGCAGCAGAGTTGTTCTAGGATTTAGCAACATCCAGGGAGGGGGTTTGTATTAACACGTTTTCCACTGGAGCCTATCATGACGGACCCCTACGAAGAAATCCCGTGGTGCGGTGGCGCGCAAGTGCCACCCGGCAAGCCCACGCCCAAGCCATCTATACAACCCCTCAAGTTTCCGGGGTTTCAGGGGCCTACGAAATACGGTCGCTGTACGGCATGCAAAGCGGAGTTGACTCCCACGCTCGACGGTTACGGTGTGACCGAGTGCTTTAAGCACGCGGGGGAAAAATGAGTTGGGACAATCTCGCCGAAGAAATAACTTCTGAAGTTTTTCATAACACTCCGCTTTGGGAACGTCTGCAATTCGGGCTGTCTAAACGAGTGGCCTATATTGCCGCGCGTCGCAGTTTTTTAGGGCAGTGCCGCCTAGGGACTAAACGCCCGCCATCGATGCCGTGTCGTGGTTGTCAGAAAGTTTTTGATAATCGCTCGACGGGCTGGCTTCGAATGTTCTGTTCGGCCTCTTGCCGTGTTTCACACTTTTGTCGTGCGGCGACCGCACGCCGACGCAAAGCATTGGGACAAATACAGTTCTTGGTGTGCGCGCATTGCAGCGTTCCGTTCTCGCGGCCGCGGGTGGGTGGAAAACCCCGAAAATATTGTGGCACGGTATGCGCCAACAAAGTGAAAATACTAACGCGCCCCTCTAGGGCAAAGGTACAGCGATGAAAGATGTCACCGAAGGTTTACAGCGGATACGGAACTTTTTGCACGCACAATCCCTAGGCGTGTTGGGTGACATCGCCCGCGAGCGCAAGGCGCAAGACGAGAAATGGGGCGAGCAAAATCACCCAGACGGAACTGGCCGGCCAATGGATGGCGACGTGGCAGCAAGGGCCCGCGATGAGTGTGACGCCCACGCAAACAATGGGACACTAGAGTGGCGCCACATTTTGCATGAAGAGGTTTGTGAAGCCTTGGCCGAATCCGACCCCGAAAAACTGTACGTCGAATTAATCCAAGTCGCGGCGGTCGCGGCGGCATGGGCCGAAGCCGTCAAACGAAGGGTGGCGTAACATGGGCTTTCCACCCCCACCTGGGGAGGCGTTAAAATACGATGCAACCAAAACCCCGGTCGAATTGTTGCCGTCCGAGGCAATGTTAGAGATTGCCAAAGTTTTGGGTTTCGGCGCGCTGAAATATGACGCGCACAATTGGCGTAAGGGTCTGGCTTGGTCTCGTCTGATTGGCGCGACGATGCGACACCTCTGGGCATTCGCGCGCGGGGAAGATAACGACCCAGAAAGTGGTCTGTCCCACTTGGCTCACGCGGGTTGTTGTGTGTTGTTCTTGCTGACGTATCAATTAACTTCGACCGGAACTGATGATCGTTTCAAAAGGAATGCACAATGACTAACGCCCCCACCCACGGTCCGCTTGAAATCGATTTGTTTCCAAAAATGACCACGGTTGACACTGTTCCGGTGTCTTTTACGTGCATGTTTGATAGGCCGGTGGATGCCGCGGAGTTGTCTAAGGTTGTCAACTTTGTTTGCGATTGTGTTAGCGAGAGAGTGAAATTGGCGGATCCGAACAAGAGTCTACTACTTAGAACGGTAGTGCGGGTTATCTCCGCGACCGCCTGTGAAGTAGACGTGACAGTGCCCTCCGTTGAGGAAATCGCAATGTATCGACGATGTGTGGCGGACGCTGAACTAAATGAGCGCGACCCCGACAAGTGGCACAAGCTCCCTGACGTGAATTAACGCGCATCCTAGTTCGCTAGGTTCCTGGCCGGGCTTTGTGGGTTCACCGGTGCGCACGGAATCCACATTTTTTTGCGGGAGCGGCTAGGTGGGAACTAGCACCCGAGAATGGGCATCGTGGGACTGCCCTTTGATATCTCGGTAACCACAAAGCCGGTTCAAATCCGGCCTCGCGCATTGGAGCAAACACAAACACGAAAAAAAAAATTAGCATCGACGTGATGGATTTTGGAGACTAAAATGTTGATTGCGTTCGACACGGAAACACACGTGATTACTCCTGAGAATCCGGTTCCCCATCTGGTCTGTGTTTCGTTTGCGGACGAAAAAGGCAACGTGGGTTTACTGGACGCAATCACAGGTGCAAAATTTTTCGAACAGTGTTTACGGCGCGGTGACGCCATTATCGGGCATAATATAGCGTTCGACTGTGCCGTTCTAATAAAGGCGCGGCCGGAGTGTTCTGATGCGGTGTGGGCAGCCTATGATGAGCACCGGATTTTGGACACGATGGTCCGAGAAAAGCTGATTAACATAGCAAAGAACGAGCTGGTTTTTCGTCCGGTCGAAGAAAACGAAGATGAGCCCGGCGACGAAACTTTTGAGCGCGTGCACTACACCCTGGCCGCGTTGGCACAACGTTACCTTGGGTGGGAGCTGAACAAATCCGAAGATGGTTGGCGCATGCGGTACGCCGAGCTGGACGGCACCCCCATCGCAGAGTGGCCGGCCGAAGCCGTCGAGTATTCCAAGCGCGACGCAGAATCGACCCTCCAAGTTTTTTTGAGACAGGCTCTCGCGGGCATTGAAACCCCGGATTTCGAAACCCAGTGCCAACACGCATGGGCACTGCAGTTAATGCGTGTGCAGGGGATGACGTGCGACATCCAAGATGTTTCTCGACTGGAACTTTTGCTGTCTCGTGTCCGTGAAGAATCCCGTGGACGCTTGTTCCAAACGGGCATCTATTACAACACCCGTAAGCGAACCATTAAGCTGGCCAAGAACACAAAATATGTCAAAGAGCGGGTAATTGCCGTTTATGCCAATCTGGGCATGCGGGCACCGTTGACCAAACCAGACAAAGACGGCAAGGGCGGGGGGGCAGTTTCCATATCGCGCGAGACGCTGGAGAAATCTGGCGATCCGGAATTAATGGAGCTGGCCCAGCTGTCCAAAATAGACAAGCAGTTGGATACATACCTACCCATGTTGCGCCAAGGTGGCGAGGATCCTATCCGCGCGCGGTTCAACGTTCTGGTGAGCTCGGGGAGAACATCATGCAGCGGTCCCAATTTACAGAACCTGCCGCGGGGCTTTTCCAAGGCCGACCGCCAACGGTGGGGCATCCCGGATTTCGTGGGGGTGCGCGAATGCTTCTCAGCCCCTAGGGGGAAAGTGTGGATTTCGGCGGATTACTCCCAATTGGAGCTATGCACCCTCGCGCAAAGCAACCTGTTTCTGTTCGGAGACAGCGCAATGGCAGACGCCATCAACGCGGGGCGTGACCTCCACTTGGACTTTGCCGCGCAAATGCTAAAAGTGTCATACGACGATGCAGTGCGCCGCAAGGGCGAACCCGATTTTAAAAACGGTCGCCAGTTCGGAAAAGTTTTTAATTTCGGCAAACCGGGGGGATTGGGTGCGGACAAGCTGGTTGAGTTCGCGGATAAAACATACGGCGTAAAGATGACCAAAATCCAAGCCCAACGTTACGGCGAGGTGTGGCTGAAACGATGGCCGGAAATGGTCAAATATTTTAAACACGTGGGCGACAAAGTTCGCAGTGGCCCGACGACGTTCCGTCAATTTGTGTCGCGCCGGTTACGCGGCGGATGCGGGTATACTGACGGTTGCAACACGTACTTCCAGGGGCTCGCTGCCGACGGTGCGAAATGGGCGTTATACCAAGTTACCCGCGAATGTTTTCTCGACCGGAATTCCCCGCTGTTTGGTTCCAGGCCGGTCTGTTTCATCCACGATGAAATCATCCTGGAATCGCCGGATGCCGCTGCGCACAACGCGGCCATGCGTCTGTGTGAAGTGATGAAGACGGCGATGGAAGTCTACGTTCCAGACGTACTCATCAGGGTTGAACCGGCAATGATGCGCAAGTGGTACAAAGATGCTGAACCGGTTTGGGAGAACGGGCGGCTGGTGCCCTGGACCCCCGAGCGGGTTACCGCACAGAAAGCTTTGACAGCTCCGAGCGTTGAGATAGCCGCCTAACGTGTTCGTCCAATTCACTGACACGTTGAGCTAGTTGTATCAGTTCCGTGTTTTGGCCATCGACACGCTGAGTGTGCTGACTGGCCAGCCACCTCCTAAAGGCGTCATGTACCATCGCGGCAATGGCAACCAACGCAACCGCCAACGCAATCATTTATAACTCTCCCTTCATTGCTTGGCGTTTCATATGCGAAAAGAAATGTTCGCGCGCGAACCCCATGGTGTCTTCAGCATGAAGAATTTTTTTCGATACGACTTTTCCGGTCGAGTCATATTTTCCTTCAATGACGGAATACCAAGACACGCCGCGTTCATCGGTGCGTTTCTCGATTGAATAGAATTTTGTTTCTACAACAACGCCGGCCTTCATGTCTGTCTTTTCCGTCTTTGCGCTCACGTCGAAACTCCTGAAAGGTTCTGTTAGTATTATATCATTAAAACATCGCATTGGCTCAATTGATTGCATTGGTGGCATACATGAATTCAGACCAACGCTTGACCGTCCTAGACGCGGCGCTGACGCAAATTGGAAAGCCTTACATATGGGGAGCAAAAGGCCCTGAACGTTTTGACTGTAGCGGGCTGGCAACGTTTTGCCTGATTGAAGCAGGGTTCAAGAAACTAGAGCTGCTATTTTCGCCCGTCGAAATCCAAGCAAACAAAATCACCGCAAAAAATTGGATGCACTTTTGTAATGCTGATCGGCTGATGCGGAATTTGCCGAAAACCCCAGAACCCACAATGGGTGACTTGTGTTTTTACGGGCGAAAGAAGCGCAGCACAAACATCGCAATCGCAACCCACGTCGTCATTTACTTGGGTGACGGTCAAATCATCGGCGCTAACGGCGGCAACAGCTTAACAACGTCGCCGCAACCCGGCGCGAAAGTCTCCAAGAAAAAATCATACCGCTACCGCCCAGACTTTTTGCAGTTCGGTTCACTGGTCACGCTTTAACCCCAAACAGGAGCAGCAAATGGCAGACAGCAGAATTCACACCAATCCCCTCAAAGACAAATCATTTTTAATGACCCTGGCAACGCTGGTTTCCATTCTTGTTATGGACCTTTCGGGATTTCATATCTCGCCCGAAGTGCTTATGACCGTCGGCGGGTTAATCGCCACGTTCGTGGTCTCTTCGAAAACAAAGCAGACGGTGGTTGCCAAGGCCGAAGCTCAAGAGGCCGGTCGGTCCGCTTCCGAGGGTGCCAAGTCGCTTGCTGATGCAGCTCGCATCCTGAACGGCGGCAAGTAATGAATACCCTTCGAGTGTTTATGACGGTCTGTGTTTTGTTGCCCCCGGTCGTGCTTTTGCTTGTGTGGATCTCGTGTCTGGTTGGCGAGATTCGACGCGATTATCGCAGGGGCGCGTAATGAACCCCCGCGAGCGTTTTGTCGTGACGTTTTACGTGTCGCTCGCGGCCGTGGGTTGGTTTTTGCTTGCGCGCGGGTGTTTTCGATGAACCGCGCATTATTAATGATCGGTTTAATATTTTCTTCGACCGGAATGGCGGAAGAGCAAATCATCACGGCGGACAAAGCGGCATTAATGGTCCAGGGTGAAATCGTTTACGTCGGACCTGGGCTTTACCTAAACGACGAAGCGGCTTTGACACACGCCAAACGAATTACGTCCCTCGAGGCGGAAAACAAGTCCTTAAAGTCTAGCTTGGATGTCATTGCAGCGACGCCATCCGGCCCATCATTTTTGACCATGGCGTTGGTTGCCGTGGTGTGCATCGCCGCGGGTGCCTCTGCAGTCGTTATCGCCCGCTAATCCCTCCTTCAAAGGCTTCCCTAAAATGACCAACCGCGCCACGGGTCTGAAACGTCTGCTTATTGTGCCTGATACTCATGTACCCTTTCACGACAAAAAAGCGTTCAACCTGGTGCTCAAGGTTTTGAACACCATTAAGTTTGACCGGTTGGTTATTCTGGGCGACTTCGGGGACATGTATTCCGTGTCTGGCCATTTAAAGGATCCCGACATCGCCGACTGCATCGCGGAAGAGGCAGACGCAATCAATGCCGAGTTAGACCGACTGGACCACGCGTGTAAGAAATCGGGCGTCAAGGACAAAACCTATATTGAGGGAAATCACGAAAATCGGCTGTATCGTTCCGTGATGGCGCAAATGCCCTCGGTACGTCGGTTACTGCGCGTAGACAACCTATTGCGGCTGAAAGAAAGAGGTTACGGCTTTAAGGAGTACGGGGATTACCACAAGGAAGGAAAGCTGCATCTGACGCATGACGACGGGAAAGCGGGCCCAGTCGCTCATATTGCCGCCGTCAATAACTTCAACGGCAGCGTGGGCATTGGACACACCCACCAAATGGCCATGTGCTACATTGGAGACGTCCTAGACCGTCGGCACGTGGGCGCCATGTTTGGCTGGTTAGGTGACAAGAAATCGCCCGTCTTCAACTACGCAAAAACCCGCTCAAAGCAGAAAAACTGGCAATTGGGCTTCGGAACAGCCCTGTTGAAAATGGACGGGACGGCGTTTGTCCACACAAACCCCATAATTAACTACGAATGTGAGGTTTGGGGGCAATTAATTAAGTTGTAAACTTATGTTACAATAAGGTATGCCCGTTGCCAAATCCACGTTCCAAGAATCTCAAATTTTAACCCGTGCGGCGCCGACTCTTGCAACTGAGGGTCAGGCGCTTTTGGATTTGTCGGCCATCACGGTTGTGGTTTCTGCCGAGTTGACTCGAACCCTCAGCGGGTCGGGTACCCTGAATGCTTATTTGTACGATGTCGATGTCGGCCGGTGGGCACGTTGTCCAGGCTTGGATTTGACCATTACGATTTCCGGCGTCCAAGACCAAGCGTTCCCGGCCCTGTTGGTAGCTGGCGCCCGTAACTCACGCGTTCTGTGGGCCGCCAGCGGCGTCACGGTTTCCGGTGGCACGACCGTTCAAATCTCACAGCTCGGTTACATCCCAGCTCACACCCCGGGGTATTTGCGATGATTACGGCACCCGCTCCAATAGCGTCAGGTAACACAGGAATTAACGTTAAAACCTATGGTGCGGTGGGTAACGGCACCTCTAGCGACACAGCCATAATTACGGCATTAGCCAACCGGTCCGCGTTGTATTTCCCTGCAGGGACTTATGTCCTGTCAGAAAATGTAACATTTACCGGTCACGTCACGATGGAAAACGGCGCTGTTTTGCAACTTGCCGCGACGAAAGCGGTAACATTCAACGGCGGATTCACCGCTTCTGTATCTCAGGTCTTTAAGCGTGCGGGTTCGACAATTGGCGATGTCGGAATCGCGGTATTCAGCGGAAAGAAAACCGTCACCGGTTACCCCGAATGGTGGGGCGCCGTGGTTGCGGCTGGTGATGCGACGAATGCGACGAATAACAACACATGCCTTGATGCGTGCGTGCAGGCTGTTGCTGTTACGTCGTTAAGTAAGACCGATTATTGGATTCAAACCACGTGGAACATTCGCACTGAAAGCGTCACCATTAAGGGAGTGCCCGGCGAGTTAGGCACGGGGGCCGGCGGAACGCGTATCATAATCCGTTCTGCGACTGCAGACGTCATGCAAATCGGCCTTGCGGCATATGATGCAGACAACAATAACTGGCTTGCGAACGTTCGAGTAGAAGATCTCGAGCTTACGCGAGACAGGGGTGTAGAGCCTCCGGCGGGGGGTTCAGAATCCACCGGCTGCGCTGGGGTGCGTTTAAAGTGGACTCTCTACACGTTTCTCGTCAACGTCTGGTCACGGGAAAGCATTATTGGCTTTGCGTGCGAAGCAACAGTGCAACCCCACTTCACCAAATGTTACGCGGCACGTGCTATCGCTAAAGATGGTGCCGCGCCCAATGCAGACTATTGGTGGGGCTGGTTCATGAATGGATATCCTACCTCCCCATTCCCAGCTGCTAACGCGAGTGCGTTTTTCACCGATTGTAACGCATCCCTGGGGGGCGTGATTTCATCCACGGGGGCGTCGCCCATCACGTCCGTGGGCTTCAATATGTCCGGGCCCTGTTCCGATTTGTTCTTTTTACGTTGTGAAACATTGAAAACTCAGAAGGGAATGATGTTTGGTGGCGTGGGCGCAGGGGGTACCGCGACACAGCGACTAAACGGCCACATTGACGTTCAAGTCATGGGTTGCATAGTCGACCAGTTCTCTGACCGCGGCATCATGTTCCAGGATATGCCAACGGGTGCATGCGTTATTGTCGGCGGAGGTACTTACGCGGCTGCCGCCGGGTCGGCACCCATCGCATGCTACGAGGTGCGCGACTCGACCGGAATAATTGTATTCGCGGGGGCACAGGCCATTTCTAACTCGGTACCCTCGACCATTGGTTTGTATGTCGTAGGTTCAACGGGCGTCGATGCAACGGGACTGGCAATTCAAAACTCGCAAAGGCCTGTGACGATTACTACGTCAGGGGATTGCCGAATTTGCCCCACGATTAACATCGCGGCGGATTCCAGCGCGGTACCGACGCAAGCAGCTGTCTACCTCTCAACCGCCAATCGGTGTTACGTCGCGCCGGCAATCCGAAGTGCCAGTGCCAACAAATACTCGAAGGGAGTTGAGTTGGTAGGTGCCGCAAATACGTACTGTGAGGTGAACTGTACGCTGATTAATACCACTTCGCTTACGGGCGGGTTGTCTGCGAACAAGCTACGAATTAACGGCGTAGATGTCACGGCCAAAGGTGCGTCTGGCACCCACGAAGTGTCTGGCGTCATGGCGTAATTGTAAATAATTGTTACATTTGTTAAAGTCACATTACTGCGAACACAGGCCAACGGCCCGTTCTGAACCAGTTGCTGGAACTGGGTTTAATCAAAACCGGCACTTTTCGCTTACATAGGGCACTTTTGGGCGCCAATCCATGCGGATCATGAACGAGGCGGAACTAGAGCAATACCTTCGCGAGCGATCCAACAATCGTCGTAATGGCAACAATAACAATCAAAGCCTTTGACACCCCCGCCCATGCCGCGACGTGGGCTTTTAGTGGAGATAACTCTGTCCGGATATTCTCTAAATGCGTTTCCAGCGCGGCGGTTCGACGCATGTGTTCGTCTAACGAAGCGTTGTTTCGTGCTTGTAAAACTTTAACTTCCGTAAGCTGTGTCAATACCATTTGAAGCTGTACGGTTAAAAGCTCGAGGTTCATGGAACGGTCTCCTCATCGTTGCCGCGCTGCGCGTCCAAATACGCAGAAATGAGAAACCGTGTGGGCAGGGGGCCTGTAGATTGTCTCGCCGCGCCGCCCGCCATATCGGCCAATTTTGCACCTAGCGAGAGTTTCCCCGGACTCATGTTTGTGGCGCCCAGTCTTCCACCCAAACCGGCACCCACCATGGCACCGACGTTTCCGCCAACTGTATCCCCAATATTATAACCAACCGCGGTACCGATAAGACTCTGCGCGGTTTCTCTTCCGAAATGTTTCACGGATTCTGCAATGGTTGGATTGTGCGCGCGGGTGACGGCTTCTAGCCGCGCTGCTTTTTCAGCGAGGCCCTCCGCCGTCGCCGGCGCTTGTGCAAGTTTTGCCATGCCCTCCGCGTAGCGTTGTTTGTGGACGGGTATCGGCCCAGGCCCCCCCGATGCAAGGCGGTCTCGTGTGTCTCGGACCCACTTCATTTCCGCCCGTTCCACAGAGGTGTCGTGAGCTATGGGACTCAAGGCATCATCCAAATTTTTCCCACGTAGCTTGTTCAAGTACTGCCCAACTTTGTTTGCCCCCTGGCCAAGTGCTTCACCGGCGGCACCGAACGCGGCGCCAATTCCACCCCCCACGAGCGAATCTTTTACCACCCCGCCGGCAGTTTCCGCTTCGCTAAGCGTTGCGCCCTGAAATGCACCCATTGCGCCGTTGACGCCGGCTGCCGTGCCAATCTTCGCAAGAGCTCCAGCGCCTTGAGTGGCACGAGAAGCAATTCCGGTCGGAGTAAACGATGTGGCAATCGCGCCGCCAACCATCGGTCCGTAATATGCCGCCGGGTGTTCGCTACCCGCCGCTTCCATTCGCGCCCGTTCCGCGTTGCGTTCCCGCAAATACCCCGCGGTAAACTTGCCCCCGCGTAGTGCCGTGGCGATACCGCCGCCCAAACCAGCGGCTTCGTCGCCCAACCCGAGAATTTGTCCCGTGCCCGAAAGTAACGCGTCACCCACCGAGGTTTTTGGACCCGTAATATTTTTCTCGACCGGAACATCCTGCCAATCATCAACCTCGGGGGTGGGCGAGGGTACGTCAACCCAATCATTAAGGTCGGCCATCTACTACCTCGTTTGTCCCGTCGGAATATGTGATCCGCGTCGAATTGCGCGAGGGGCTGTATTGGCGACCGGTCTCAGTTCGACCCTGCCCAGCTGTTTTAGGGGTGCCCGCCGCGGGGCCTTTGCCCGCTTGGTATCCGTACGCATTGCGCCCCGATTCCAACTGAATGTCTGCCCACCTGCGCAGTGATTTAAGACGCGCAGCGGCTGGGTTTTGGCCTGCCAATTTTGGACCCTGGCCCGTGAGGATATTGGTCTCATTAGGGATCATGGGATTCACAATTGACATATCGCCAGCCGTCAATTGTCCCAACTCGCCAACATTCTTTGCCTCAACCAGCATTTGTTGTTCCATCGCCTGCAGATCAGCCCGTACATCCGTACCTGGCGTCACAGCCGCCCCAGGACCCGCCGCCGCGACCGCCTGTTCGTACTTGTCTGCCAACCTCACCAGTTTTTGATAGGACGAATACCCCTTTTTGAATTTTTCGGCAGACTGCGAGCTGGGCAGAATAGGGTGCCCGTCTACAGCGTCCGTGCGAAAGGCGTGCTCTTCTACGGACAGCGCGTCCATTTTGTCGAGGCGTTTTTGATCATCCTCGCCGGCTTTTAGGTCTATTCGGGTGCCGGCAGCCAAACGCGCAGAGGCAGCGTTTTGTCGGCGAATATCCATATCGTCCGAGTGGAACCGTTCGCGCTGGTCGTTCATCTGGGATTCACGTGATAGCTTGGCTTCCATTTCCACCCGCGCGCGTGCTTCGCCGACCGCCAATTTACGCGTGTTAAATTCGTGCGTCGCCGCTTCGGTGTCCAAAGCGCTCCCATATCGCATCGCGCCGAATTCTTCTTTGTTGTTGGCATTGGCCGTGGCACTACCCATTTTGGCCATGTCCAACTCTTTTTGGCCCTCAGCGTCCAGTGCATTCGCGTTGCTGTAGTCCGCTTTGGGGTTTAACGGGTTAAACGCGGCCGCAATTGAATGACCAACTCGCGACGCGCCAGATAACCGGCTCATCCAATCGGCCCGTTCTTGAGCTTTCCGCATCGAGGCTTCTTGCTCAATTTTCCCCGACCGGACCCGTTCCAAATACTCACCCAACCGGTCCTTGGCGGACAGCGGAGCGGGGGTAGTTACGGCCAATGCTTCGGGGTTGGATGTAAAATCCATCGAGGGGGCAGCTTCTACAGGTGCTTCGTCCACCCGTAGACTTTGCAGATGCTCAGATAACCGTAGCGCGTCGGCCTCCTCATCTCGATACGAGGGACCAACGCCAAACATTGCTGGAGTGCGTGGGGGCATTATTCCTCCTTCTTTCGCTTCGCTAATTCCAACACCAAATCACCCGCGGCGGCGCCACCATTTGCCCACATGGCCGCTGTTTGGTTCCCTGACTGGATAGAATTATTGGCCTGCCCAACGCCGGCGTTTGCGATGCCCTGGGTTTTGCCGACTTCCATACCGAAGCGGTCTTTTTGTGCACTCAGTGCGCGGTCGGTATTGCGTTGATTGGTTGACTGCGCGTTGGCCACATTGAACCGCGAAATATCATCGTGTGCACGGGCACGGTCTTGCGCTTCCTTGACGCCCTGTTGACGGTATTGCGACGCCATCCCACCACTCGCCTTGAGCGCTTCTAAGGCTGCGCGATTGGCACTGGCTGCAATGTTTGCGCCCTGGGTGGATGCGCGATTGGCGGCACCCTGTTGCGCCATCATTTGTTGCGCCATTTCCATTCCGGAACCGGCAACACCGCGCTGCTGTGCGTTCGACATCACGGCTTGGCGTTGCGCTTGTTCCTCACCGCGCGATTGCATCACGGCGTCATTCATTCGCGCTTGGTCTTCTGGGTTGAATCCACCCATGCGAGATCGTTGCATCATTTGCATCAACGCCTGTCGTTGCAGTCCAACCGCTTCGGGATCGGCGTTGACGTTTTCCGACGCGCCAGGCTGTAAGTATTGTTGGGATTCGCGTTCCAGCAAATCAGGCACGTCAAGCAGCTCGTATCGCTTGGTGACGTTGTTCCAAATGCGTTCAGCTTGACGTCGACCGTCGGCGGCGGCTCCCGCACCCACTGCCCCGCCTGCTAATGATGCTCCCGCTGCAATTAACGCTGGCCACATGAGTTACCCCTGTTTCGCTTTCTTCTGTTCTAAGAGTTTTTGAAGTTGTTGAAACCGCGTCGCCCTCGCGCGGCTTTCTTCGGGTGTTAAACGCGCGCTGGCGGGCGCTTCCCCAAAATGTCCGGCCTCATCAGAAGCAAAGTTTAAATCTACTCCCTTGCTCCGCTTTTCGTACTCTTGCAGGTCTTTCAGAGAAGCTTCATGTCCACCAGCACCGGTCAATCCGTACCGGGCTTTGAGGATGGCTGCTAAATTCACGCCTGGATCCGATTCCGCCTGCATTGCCTCTAACAACGGATCAACTTTGCGCCCTTGACGCTTTTCGTACTCTTGCCACGAATTGTATCCAGCACCCATCGACTTCGTGAATCGGTCGTTCATCGCTTGGACGTAGTCTCGGTTCATCACATCCTTTTCTCCGCGCGCCTGGGCCATAATTTCTTGGTGTTTCAACGCGCGCGCTTTTGCCCCCCCGAGTGCTTGGTTCGAGGACTCCATTGCGTGGTTGGCCGCGGCGCCTACGCGGGTGTGGGCATCCACAAGCAGGTTATTCAGCCCGCGGAATTTTTGTTTGCTGTCCGCAAATTGCGAACCGGCGCCAGCTTGCAGTAGCTGTGAATCAAAGCCACCCAACCCAAACGTGCTTTGTAACCCGCCCTCGGAACCCAGCGCATTGAATTTGCTACTGGTGTCCATAACTTGTTCTTCAAGCCCCGAGGCCAGTTTTAGTCCGGTCGGACCCTGATATTGTCCCTGGTTTGCGGCCTGTTGAGTTGCTGCGATGGAATTAACATCAGAGGTGTCTTTAAAAGTATTCTTGTTAATGTCGGCCAAGGTAGATTCTTGTGCGCCCGCCACTTGTTTTTGCGCGGCGGTTCCTTGAGCTTCCAGTCCACCAATGCGGGCTTTCGCCATGGTGGCGATTGCGGGTTTATTGGCGTCCAAATAACGTGACAGGTTGATAAAACCACTGCCGGCTGGCTTTGGCGCTTCGCTCGCGCCTGCTAATTGCGCTTCCGTGCCCCCAGCTGCCCCGCCAGACGGTGCGGACGATTGCAACGGGTTTTGACCCGGCTGCGCTGTTGCGGCCTCTTGCTGGGCCACCTTGTCTTCTTCGTCTTTGTTGTAGATGTAAGCCATTTATTTACTCGGTCAGGAAAAGAAGCCGTAATTTGTAAGTCGTCGAGGGCCTAAGCCCGTGCACGTAATTCAGTTGCGCCATACCCCCGCCAACATCCTGCACATCCGCCCACACCGGCCCGTTTGCCAGGGTTGCAGCACTGTTAACTTCCTTTACAGATAGTACCACAGCGCCCGTAATTCTGGCAGTTAGCTTGGTTTTAATTTGAATGGGATAGGGGGAAATCAGTGGAAAGGGTTCGTTCGTTTGCCACCGGCAAATGTCCAGACGCACTAAATTCCCCCCCGCGGGGGTCTGAATCCGCACGCTACCATCAGAGCCGATTTCGACGTCCAGGCCGGTGGGGTCCCAAAACAAGCGGTACGCCGCCGGTCGATACCCGAGGGGTAGCGTAAAGGGGACGGAGTATGCTCCCGCGCCGGCCGTTATTAGTCCCTGCAGGAAGCACGTGTTACCAGTTCGTCCATACCCAGGGGGGCCAAAGTTCAAATTGCTATGCCTTGCCCACGATGCGCCGAAACCGGAAACGGTTACGAAAGAGGGCGGGGTAGTGATGGCGATTTCACGAATATCCGCCGCGAAATTCTCGACCAAAGACAACCCGCCACCAAACGACGTCCCCAAATCCGACAACGTGGTGTTCAACGGCGTCAACAGCTGTTCCACCCACTCGGGGGAACCGGGCAGTTGCTCCTTCAGGATGGACTTGGTCTTAACTTTCCCGGCCATTAGCGTCTGGCCTCTGTGCTCACAGGCTCGAATTTGATTGCAATGCCCGCCAACGCGAAATTGATTGAGGTGGACGCGTGTTGTACACGTATTTGTAACCAACCCGCGCGACGCATGTCGGGAGGTACAGCAACCCGCCACGTGTAGCGCCCACCGGAAATGGTCTCGGCAATTATGACCTCGGTAGTGCTTAAATCCGACGTGAAACCAGCATCCAACGTGCCTTCAATTAGCTCATTAAATTCAAAGATGACCTCTTGGAAATTCTTGCCGTCGGTGACGTCCCCGCCCGTGAACGGCGTTAGCTGCACGTTAGCAACGACGCCCTTTAAGCCACTTTCCATAAACGCGGTGTCCCCGACGTAATCGGCGATCGTATACAGCTTGGACTCGACGGCCAATGCCGTGAGCGCTGTCAGTGTTTGGCCGAGATACAGCTTATCGTCGAACGCATTAACGATGCCGCAACGGGCAAAGTCTGTTGTGACGTCTGGCTTCCACCGCGTCCACGTTTCCGTAATCGTATTGAAGCAGTAACAAACGTTCGGATTTGCGCGCGTGTTGTCAGTCGGCAGAAACAACAGATATCGCCGGTCAGATTCGTACCCGACGCCAAACATTTCAGTCGTCAGTCCGGTGACAACGGCCTCGTCCAAAACATCTTCGATGTCATTGCTCAGAATACGGACGCCGGTTTCAGAAACAGCAACGACACCCTGGTTCGTCAGACACATAAGCTGATTGCCCAATGCCGCCAGCGACTCGGGAACCACCAACCATGCGGTGTTATCGAATACATCAACCGTGTAATTAGACTTGCCGGTTAGCCGCCAAATGCCATCCACCTTAAAGACAAACAGGGAGTCGCGTAAAACAGCAATGCGCAAAATGGCCGTGCGCGCATCAATGTCGATATAGTTTGCGATGGGGACACAATCAGGTTGCCCGGGCAGCGCGAAATAAAGACGATTCGGGGCCGCATCATCACTCGACAGGACCGTCGTACCGGTCGTGGGCAAAGAGGGAACAAACGCGTTTCCGGCCGTCGTACTAGAAGCGGTACATGCAAAAGCGCTTGCACCTAGCAGGCGGCTCTCGAGTAAAAGTTTGCCCGGTGCGTCAGTCTCAGTCGACGCATAAAAACCATATAAGGTTGAGCTGGCATCGGCGTTTATTGCCCTAATCAAATCCCGCGCGGTGTTTTCGATGTTCTTAGTAATTGTGCTTGCATAAACGGATGTGTAAACACGGAACTGATTTGCGCCGGGAATTGAGGTTGTGTCAATAATCGCGGTATATGTACGGCCCCCTATCGTAACCGTGTTTCCCACGTTCAAACTTGTTGACCCTGTACCCAGCAACGACAAAAACATTCGCTGTTTGGAAACAGTGTTGGCGTAAACCATCACGCCATTAAATAATGCGATATCTTTTGCAAACGGCGGGGGCAAATGGTTGTTGATGATTCCGCCGTTGGCTTGTGTTGCGTTGGTGTACGCAGGCAAGGCGCCCCGGCGACCAGTCTCGCTCACAATATCCTTGTAGGTGGCAGGCGTACCGGCGTTAAATGCCGTCCCTTCGTAAATTAAATTTAATTCATCGTCTGGGGGGGTTAATACGCCCGCGGAGGGTTGCGAGCGGTACAGTTGAACAAATTCATCTGCACCCAACGCAGATGCTAAGTCGATTGTGACATCTACATTGCGAGATGCTGTTGAAAGGGTGGTTGTGCTTCCGCTAGTCAATCCTGGTACTGCACCAATGGACTGAATCGTGAAGGTTGTCGAAGTCGGAGTACTAAGAACAACACACGTTCCCGGTGCCGCAAAAGTAATGAAACCGCCGCTACCGCCAGCTTGCGCGATCAACTTTAAACCATTATCACCAGCTCCACCCAAAACCACAGAGACGGTGTCATTAGGATTGAAGTTATGCGCGGTTGGTGTTGTAACCGTCGCATAGGTTGCCGCGAGATTAACTGCGATCTGTCCGGCCACAATTGTGAATGTCCCGGGTGGGTTTGTCAGTATTTTCCGACCGGACATCGGCCCTAACAGTAGATTGTTATTTGTGTCTTTTCGCCCTACGCAATACCGGTAGGCAACTTGGCAATCCGCAGGCAACCAACCCATTCCGGAGGTGTCGGTGGCATAAAGCGTCGAGATGTCCAACGCGACTTTACCGCCAGCAGCGCCCACTGTTGCACCGGAGCCCGATATGTTTTCTAGCTTCTGAATTCCGGTCGAAGTTGTGAAATATAAATTCTGGTTGGACTGGGCTGCTTGCACACGTGCCGTCGCGGATGGCGGTGCGCACCCGGTACTTAGAACGCGCGCACCCGCATTGGTGTTGGCGGTTATGCTGGCCGCGCCGTGATGAATAACCAGACCGTCGCGGTATGAAAACAGCTTGTTCGGCAGGTCTAACGCCGTGGATACCGCGTATGTACCACTGTTCCCAAAGCTACGGCGTTTTTCCCAGACGTCGCCCTGATCGATAACAACATTGTCCGCAATTGTCGCCGAACCCTCGGGGCGTGTGTACACATTCCCGTAAGTGCGTAACCCCTTTGCGGCGGTGATTGTTTTCTTTGCCATTGGCTACCACACCTGCCGCCGGCAGTTTTTCACGCCACCAACACCGTTCACGTTCACCAATTTGCGAACCTCGCCCGCCACGCGTTCCGTGAACGCCGTCATGACTTTCTTTTCCATTTCAATTAGTACTTTTTGCGCCCGTTCCAGACGGCCAGATTCACCGGCGACCTCCAGAATTGTGCAAGCCACGCGCTGATACAGGTAGGGATATAACTCGACCGGAATTTGCGCGACGGGCGTATAACCCTGCAAGGCTATATAATCGCCAACCTTAAGCGTGGTGGGCAACGTCGCCGCAAACGTCAGCGTGGTACCAGCCGCTACGGTGGGAGTTAAATCGATGGCCAGCGATTGGAATCGCGACGTGTACGAAATCAAATCCATCGGAGTGGACGTTGTAAACGTCGTCGGAATGGTTGCCGTCGTCGTGATTGTCTTGGTGGCGGTATTAATGGACGCCACAACTGCGGTGTTTCCAGCCGCCCCGGTGGCGAAATTCACCAGCTTATTGGGACGGGTAAAGTAGCTCAATCTCAGTGTCGAGTACGAACCGGGGGTACCCAGCAAAACAACGGTGTTGTCGCGAAGATAAAACCCCAAAAGTCCGGTCGAAGAAATATTACTGAATCGGTCGAGCTGGTCAGCCTCTAAGCGCGGAATCGAAAAAATACCCCCGGCGGAGTCAACCAGCGTCACGTCACGTAACGACTCGGCCGTTGCACGCGTGGGCAGTTGATAATCCGTTTGGGTCGACGACAAAGTTAAGTCGCTGTATGTGACGAAAAACTCTTGTCTGATTTGCAGAAGCATTGGCACAACGGCGGTGGCGATTTCTTCATCGGCCAATGCCAGAATGTCCGACTCTGCAAGCAATCCATCCGAGACGGGACGGAATGCACGTCGCTTTATTGCCGCCAACATCACGGTGGTGTCGTATGACGGCAAAGCCATTTGTTACCTCTGTTCTTCTAATTCGCGTGCACGCATTAATTCCTCTAATTCTACGTCTTCCTCGGGCGCTGCTAGTTCCTCGTCATGTGGGGATGCCATCCCAGCTTGGGTTGCCGTTGCTTGGAGTTCGGGCACCTCATCTAAACCCGACATCGTTTTCATTTTGCCCATGCGTCGCTTGCGCATTTCGTCCATGAGCATCTGCAGGGATTCGTGTTTAGGATTGTTCATTGTTTGCTCGCGTTAAAAATTCTGAGAAGTTTCTGTCCCGCCCGTAAAGTTGGCTCCACTGAGTGTCATGGTCGCACCAGACTTTTCGAAACGCATCGCGTTACCAACCAATCCTGGAACCAAACACGTGAACGTAACCACCGCGCCGACCGCCGAGGCCGAATAGCAACCAAACGCGCCGGTTGAAGCTGCCGTCACGGCATTCACTTTGGCGGCCAAGTTGGTCGCTGCATCGGCAGCGGTTGCTCCAAGCGCAAATTGCGTTTCGCCTGCCGGAGATGCTACAGCCGTGAAAACGCGTGCTCCAATGTTAAGGATATCGTTAGCTACGGGCGGATCGGAAAATGTGACGGTTGCCGTCGCGGCCGTCTGGCTTAGGGACAGAACGGTTGCTTTCTTTGCGCCGATGTTCAGCGCGTTCAAGTAATCGCGCAAGTCAGCAATGTTTTCGCGCCGCGTAGAACGTATGGCAAAATCAGCCACATCCGTTGTTAAAATCGCTGTAAGTTTGGCCATTTGTTCCTCTAGAGGGGGGGAAACGTAAAATAAGTATACAACAAAAAGGGGCGGGGCGTCTCTAAGACACCCAACCCCCGAAACTCACATCAGACTAGGTGTAGGTAATGCCCGTCATTTTGGCCTGTTGTGCAGGGCGTTCGCAGAACAACGACTGGTTCGAGTACGCGCGAAATTCGAACGCATTTTTGTCAGGCAAGTGCAGGAAGATTTCACCACCGCGACCTGGGCAGTTGAAAGTCACGTCCGTTGCACCAATGCGTTTGAAGTCTTTCGGGTTCACCACGAAAGCATCGCCGTCACGCACGAACAAGTGAGGCATGACTTCGACCTCGCCGTTCATCCCATAAAATTTGATATTTTCCGTTCCCACTTTCGTCTCGCCTGAGCTGTACGAGCTGTCAAACACGCGGGCACCAGCCAAGTCAGCGTTCAACACCTGGAACGCCTTAGGAGCAAGCAACAAAATGACTTTTTCTTCCAGACCACGCTCGACACAGCGGGCGATGGTATCCTGTACTTTTCCGAAAGTGAGTGCGCCCACAGACGAGGTGGTCGTTCCTGCCCACAGGTTATAAACCGCCGCGTCAATGTTGAACAACGTGGTCGCGTTGGTGATGATTTTGTTCAAACCCGCGAATTCCTTGTGTGCTGTGGTGGTACGAGCGTTTCTCCAGTAAAGAACGTCGCCAGTGACAACCGCGCCGGGGGTGCCGGAAACGGTGATAGTTTTGTTGGTCAGATTAACCGCGGTGATGACCAACGTGGATGAATTACGTAGGGTGGCAGTCGCGGCGGTGGTGCTGAATACGTCCAGTTCCGCGTTTTCTGCACCTGCCCACAAAGCCGGGCACCAACTGGCGTCCGAGATGGTGATAACCTGGCCGACGATGTTTGCGCCAGCCACGCCCAGGCCGTCTTGGCCGTACAGTAACTGGTGCTCCAGCCGCTTGGTAATGGAGACCATCATGTTTTCGACCAGCAGTTTGGTTGCCTTGACGAAAGCGCGAGGACCATCGGTCGAGGCTTTGGCGGCCGCTTCGTTGTCAATGGCTGAACGGATCCACATTTGGGAACCGTCAACCTGGGCGTCAACCATTTGCGCCGCGATGGCGTTTTCAAGCGTCACGACGCCAGCGCCCGCAGCGGCGTACGAAACGCCTTGTTCGGAGGTTACAAGAACCGGTTGGTGATATTTGTTGCCCGGCATTTGCTCGGCGGCAACGAAATCGAACAACTGAATGCACTTACGGCTGGCAGGAATGAGCTGCACAAGGGTGTCGCCGTAGGTTTCTTTGAAATTGCCGTTGAGTGTCGACGTAATATTGTATTGAGCCATGATGGGACCTGAGGGGGTGGGAGGTGAATCCGCCGTCAGTTCCAGAGCTCAGTGGGGATGGCCGTAGCGTCCCTAAAGGCCCGTGGTTACCGGACGTGGGTACATCGCGAATTCAGATACCGCCCGCTCAGTCGTTGGATGGCCGTGGCGTCCGCAGAACTGGCCAGGTAGGGTCTGACCGTATTTCTGAAGCCTACACGCAAAACAGTAAATTGTAAAGACAGCTTACTGTTTGGTTCCGGTCGAGAAAATTATTTCATCCGAGATTCGAGTTGGCGTTCCCATTCTAGTTTGGATAAAAACTTCTTCTTTTGTGGTTGGTCTGCCGCGGGGCGTTGCTGAACCGCCCGTACATCCTCGGGGTTTCCGGGAGCACGCTGTGCCCGGAATCTGGCCAAATCCGCTTGGCGAATTTTCTGGATGATTTCTTGGGGCATTTTAGTCAGCAATTGTTCGCCGCTCATGTGACCGAACAATTCCAGAACCTCAGTTTCCATTTCTTGGGACACAAACGTTGCAACTTGGTCGGGTGAGATGTCCAGATTGTTGGCGTCCGCTTCCAACATTAATTCGGCCATGCGGGCAACAGTTCTCTCCGTTTTGGGCAGGTTGATATTTGGGCTGGTCAGCGCCTTCATAATGCCGTCGTCGATTTCGCTGATTTTGTGATCGACGTTCCGCTTGTGTTCAATCTGGCGGTAATGCTCTAATTCTTGCTGCGCCTGCTGTGCAGCTTGGCTTTGCGCCTCGACCTCTTTGCGCCAACGCACTTCTTGGGGCGAAAGCTTCGCCCTGTTCTCCTCTTCGTCGAGCTGGCGAAGTAAACGCTCCTCATAAAGCTTGCGCGGGTCCTTACCCATCTTCTGGAAAAAAGCATCGGGGTCGGATTCGGCCAATCGCAACAATTCCTCTTTTTCACGAACCGTACGGCTCAACTCTGAGACTTTCTTGTCCAACCCGTACCCTTTTTGGGCGTACGCGGTGAGTTTGTCTTCAGAGTCCAACGTCAGCTCTTTGTCGCCGTCGCGTAGCTTCCAGAGTTTTACCGGTTCACCCTTGACCGGTTCGCTCGTGGTCGGCTGCGCGGGCGTCTTTTTATCGGCGGGTGGTTCCGCGCGGTACGCCGGTTTATGATGCGCGTTTTCGGGTCGGTTATTCTCAACCGTTTGCGCAACTTTCGGCGCGGGCGAGGGAGTGGCGGAAACGGCGGGGGCGGCAACGTCAGACATTAAAAGCTCCAGTTATTCGGGAAGGGATTGGTTGGGGTCGAACTGCTCACCAGACATCGGATTTTTGGGCATTCTAGGCATGCGGGGGGTTGGGGTATTTGTGGGCGCAATTACGTTTTGCATCGGCGCGGCGGTCTGTGTGGGATTGCCGGCCATCGGCGGGGGAGTTCCATTGTTTACTCCGACCGGACCTTGCATCGCGGGACCGCCACCCATTGCGGGCTGGCCGGTCATAGGATCAATCATCACGAACTGAGGTGGCGGTTGCTGTCCGAGTAACTGCAACACGCCGGGGTCCGTGCTCAACCACGTAGAGATATGGCCCTGAACGTGTTCGGTGAACGCGGCAACGATGGCCGGGTTCTCGCGCGCGTCTGGTGAATCCAACAACGCTTTGTGTGTGGCAATGTGTTCCGCGTGATTGTCTGTGACAACAACGGGGACAAATTCACCGCGTGCCAAAGTCTCGTTCTCGCGGCGCATGTTCAGCAACGATGTTTGGGCCGGTTCTAACATGCCGTCCAAGTTGCCGGTTTCCACCAGCAAAACTAATTCGCGGGGATTGACGCCCTGACCGCTGTTAATCAGCATCTGGGCAAGTTCAAGGCGACCGGCCGTCGTACTGCGCAACGGGTTAACCGCTTCAACAGTGACGCGGTCTACAGGCTCTAAATCATCAGCTGAAAACTCTTGCGCCATCCATCTTTTGGCCGTTCCACCAATCGCAATTTTCCGCGGCTCCGTGGCGAACATTTTCAGCATGTCGACAACGGCCGTTAGAACGTCTTCGAGTAGCGCGGCGTAAGACGCTTGCAGGCCCGACGCAAATTGAATGGACTGGGATTGAACCAACGCCAGTGCGCTGCCGGATTTCAGTGAGGCCGACGGATCGCCGCGGGTAACGCTCGAAATGCCAGCGAGGGTTTCCATATAGGAATCCATCATCTCGAGCATCTTGTAGGTTTCTGGCGCTGACTTCGTGAGCTGTAAGCTTTCCGGTTTGGCACCATCAATCAGGTCGTACTCAATCGCGGCCAAGTCTTCGGCAAGCGCACTGAGTTGGATGTTCGCGGTGCGGGGAATCAGGATTCGTTGCGCGCCGGTTGAAAGATTATTCGAAAGCAGAATGCCCGTTAATTTGTCGTGAACCTCTTGCGGGCCCAACACGTCAAACGCCGCGGTATAGCCGAACGTGGTGCCGATGATTTCGGCTGCCGCCAAACGATGCACGGGCAATTTCTTGTAAATCAAACCCGCCTGTCCGAGCGTGTCCAACAGTACGGTTTTGCCGTTGCTGAGAAACCAAACTTCCCGACCGCCATTAACGGCGTCGGTATCCAGATGGTAAAATCGGTACAGTGCAATGTCGTCAGATTCGAGCTTGGAATTTCCGGTCGAAGAAAATGAATCAATCGTCGACGAATCATCGTCCATGCTGGTTTTGAGAATTTCTTCGGCGGCTTGCGGGAATTGCGCGGCGAGTTCGTAGCGATTGGTGGTGTCACGCACAATTACCCACGTGTGATCGGACGCGCGCGATTTCGTGTGGTCGCGAATCAGATTCCACCAGCTCACGGTTTTGACGTCCACGTCACCCTCGCGGATGGGGCGCATGGTGTCCTGGTCCATCATCACCTCGCGGCCAACGTTGGCGTTCCAGACCGCGTGAACGAAACCCTCGCCGCAAACAGTGGCTTGTTCCACCGCGTCGCGCAGAATGCGTTCTATGCGTTTCTCGCGCATGTAGTAGTCCAGAATACCGTTGGCCAACAAAGCTTGCTGTTGCGACTTGGCGTCCGAATTCGATGCGATGGCTTGGGCGGCCGGTTTCTGCGCAGTCACCAAAATGATGATGTGCTGAATCAGATTGCGGAAATGCGAAATTTTGGTTCGCGCTAATTCCCCCTGGGTACCTTGGCGGGAAATCTCGTACGAGCGAACGCCGTCGTCCGACATCCCGTAATAGGCCCGGTAGCTTTTGTCGATGCGCGTCTTGATGGGCGACGAATTCAGGAACTCTCGATACCCCTCAACCCGCTTCCACAACTCGGGTCCGATTTCTTCTTGGGGCAGGGAGGCGAAGTACGGCTTGGATGGGGAGGGCATTAGAAACAGTCTACCAGACTGTAACGTTATTTTACATCCCACGCCTGCCTACAGCTAGATCAGCGTTTTCATCTTTTTGGGTACCTTAAATTGAATGTAGAAGCGCTTGACTGTGTCTGGCGACTTATGTCCAAGCCATTCCGAAACATCCTTGGGGTCGACTCCAAAGTCGTGCACGGCCCGGGACGCAAACGTGTGGCGTGCATACCCAGGTGAAAACCATGGAACTCCCGCCGCTTTGGCGGCTTCCTTCACACTGAGGTAGTACCTTTTTTTGCTTAGCGTGCCCCGTTCGACCAATCGCTTTGCCGCTTCCCACACGCCCTTGGATACCGGACGGATCAGCGGCTCTCCGGACTTCGCTTGTGGGCATTCAATTGTGCTGTTGCCGTGCACCGCGCCCCCGCGCACAAAACGCTCCAACTCGGTTCGATGCCAGCCGGTGGCCATCTGAACGTCAAAAGCATCCCGCCAATGTCTCGCCAACCCCGACCGGACCTTCTTAAACTCTTCGGCGCTTAGTGCTTTGGTTTTCCGCCATTGTTCCGGCTTGGCTTTTTGCTGCTTGAACTTCCGAACCATCACGTGTTCGGCCGGTCCTAGAATCTCTGTGGTCACCAAATAGCTATAGAAGCCATAAAGGATTTTCAGCCGATTTATGTGGCCACCCACGCTATTCAGGGCTGCCAGAATTTGGGTCTGATAGGAAAGTGTCCGCAGATCGCGGTTTGCCAGTTGTTCGTACCACCAAAGCAGTACCCGCCGTTTTCGTTTCAGCCACTCATCGCAGTTTTGTTTGTCTGTCGTGCTGTACCGCAGAAAGGCGTCAATTAGCTCGTACGTCATGACGACCTTGCGCCCTTGGACCACGGGTGGAACTGTTGAGTGGGGGACAACTGGGGGACCTTCCGTCGGCGGTGGGGGAAGTGTTGGAGTTTCAACCAATCCCGTCTTTTGCTGGAAGGCTACCCAATGGTTTTGGGCTTCGGCCAATGTACGTGCGCCGGTACTAAAGTCATAACGTCGGCCGCTTACCTGTTTGCGGATGTAGAAAATCCCGGCGTAAACGTATCCGCCGATCCACGCTTTTGTTCCGTGTTTAACCGATTTCTTGGCCAAAATTTCCCCCGGTCCCCCAGTAGTCTCCAAACGAGTGGGGGATTGTGGGGGACTTTTTAGGATTTCGCGGGGAAAACCGCAACGTCCTGCGGTAAACTCCTGAATTTATTAAGCGGTAGACGAGGCTCGAACTCGTGACCCTGAGCTTGGGAAGCTCGGCCGCACCCTACATCAAATTAATTCTCCCTCTAGAGTCAACCCTACAAGTAAGCGGAAAAAGCACAAGTGGGGGACTTTTTCGTAAAAGTGGGGGACCAAGTGGGGGACTGTGGGCGTTAGAAAAGTGAGCCGAAAAGTCCGGTCGGAGTTAATGAAAAATCCGGTGGCAAATCCGAAACGTTCACGACGCCGTCAACGGCGCCAACTGCTAACGCTTCTTCCCAACCAAACACCCAATCCGCGTGTTGGATTTTTGCTTTGTATTCAGCCACTGAGATGTTCAACCGCGCGGCGCAAACTTCTGACAACGCGTTGCTGATTTCTTCCAAAAATTTTGCTGTTCTCTTCATTTCCTCGGAGGTGCCTGCAGCTCTGGCTGACCCGTTATGAGCAAGCAAAACAGAACGCTTGGTCATTAGCCGTGTGTCACAGAAGTCTTGCAGGAACACAAAACCCATGGACATCGCGTGGGTGTCAACGACACACGTTACCGTAATGTTGTTTCGTTTTTTGGCGTCTTCGACGTGTTGCATGAAATCCAAACCGTCAAAAATGCTGCCACCAAACGAGTCGATTCGAAACAGGATGTTGCGGTCACCTGCGCGCACGCGCATGTCAAACAATTCTTGAACGCCCGCCAGCGTTTCCGGTTCGACGTCGCCGATTCTAATCATCCCCGCGTGCGCAACTTTAACGCGGTGGGCGGAGCTTGCGGCGCAACACGGAATTAACAACACAGACAGGGCAGCCAGAAGTTTCATGGTGTTCTCGGGTCCACGGCAATCAGCGCGTCCTCTACGAGACTGCTAACCATGTCGGGAATGTGTGAAGCGGGAATTCGGTCGTCTTGGCACAGGTCGAAAATGCTAAGGAGTGCTTTGCGCAAAACGACGTTGTTGCCGCGCGCGGTTTCGTAAATGTCGACGGTCGCCTCTGCACGAAGTGCCTTGTCATACGTGTCATTGTTCATTCCGAACGCTCGGCCAATTCTTTGTCGGTTTCGTTCAGCGCTTTAGTTTCTTCTTCCGTCAACCGGATTTCTTCGGCTTCGGCGGCGGCTTTAATTTCCTGTAGTTTGGTGCGTAGCTGGCGTGCCATTCCCGCGTTGGCAATGTAGATGGCTTCGGACATCGTTGAACCCCGGCAGTATTCAGAACCCGCGTGCGTAACGATGAAACCGAGGTTTTTCGGCAGTCGCCTAAGGCTGTATGCCGCGCCCATCGAATTGGCCAACATTCGGCGCGCCGCGCTGTACGTCATTCCGTTGTAATTCATTCACTCAGTGTACATGAATGTAATGTTATTTTACATGTAGGATAGTGGCTTCTTCTTTTTGGCGGCGTCGACGCCAAAGGCCCGTGCGATTTCAGTAACGCTTTTGGACATATTGGGTGCCGCGTCCAAACGCACCTGGTTAGCAGAATTCAACTTAACCATTTCACCGGTGTCGCTTTTGTAGAATTCCGCGGGAACCTGGCGCGCGGTGTAGTCAATATTCCTACATAGATAAACCAGCGCATCCAGCAAATCGCCGTGGCCGTGTTTGTCCCGTTCGTACGTCGTGAAGTCTTCTTTCCAGACGGTGTCACGCATTTGGTTCAACAACAGCTTGCAGCGCGGGTGGATAAACAGAAATCCTTGAGTGAGCAGTTGGCGTACGCGGTTCACCTGTGTCCGCTTGTCATCTTTGCGCGTAGGAGTAACCGCGACACCGTACTCGGCCGTGAGGTTTAGAATATCTTTGGGGTTGGCCGCGTCACCCACGCGTCGGTGCACCGAGCGACTCTTCCAGATTTCGAATTCGGTCGATTTTATTTGTGACGCAAACGTGCCCGTGGTCTGGCCGCGTAAATGTAGCTCACCCTCGACGCATACGTGCCCGTTCTGGGCGTCGTAGTGGGCAAACACAGCAGCGTCACCGTCGCGCATACCGAAGTCCATTCCGACATAAAGCTGGGAGAACCGACCGGCGGAAACTTCTTTGATTGCGGCGTGCCCGTATTTCAACCACTCGGGGATTACGCTGCGGTGTTCGTCTTGGCAAAATTCGGCCAAAAATTCCCGTCGGAATGTCGTGGTTTGGATGAACTGTTCCGGCAATAAATTGTACATCGACGCATCGTCAGCGATGTACGCCTCGACGGCATCTTTGGTTAGTCGCGGGTTGTCATACAGCGTGCGTGTAATGTAGGTGCCTGACGCAATTGCAGAGTCGGCCAGTGTTTTAAAATCGTGCGCTAGCGACATGGGGGGAGTGGACGCAATAATTGTGCGCCCGCCCGTTGTCAGCAACTGCGGATTCAAAACCGAACCCAACACGTAATGTAGCACAGGTATGAAGCCGGCCTCGTCCACGATGTTCATGATCGCCGCTGGCCCGCGCAAGCGATTAGCCTTTTTTTTGTCTTCGCAGCCTTTCATCACGATGGTGGCCTTGTTTGGGAACTGCCAATGACCTGTGCGCGTGTCAAACTTAGGCTTACATTCGGGCGGCGCATCGTCGATGATTGCTTCCATCAGGTCGGCCAAAAGCTCTTTGGCCATTGTCGCCGTGGGGGCTGCATAATTAACGCGTGACCCCGGGTTCTTGATCGCCACTTCACAAGCGATAACACATAGCAGGTACGACTTACCCATGCGTCTGCTACAGTTCCACACCCACCGCTTTCTCAGACTGGCTAGAGTGGTATTGTAGATTTCCAGCTGATTCACATCTAGCTTCCAACGCAAGTCGCCGCGTTTCCACAGCGCGTCTCGCACTTGCTTGTCTGCACCGGATTTCTTGGTCAAAACAAGCTGATTGTAACATTAATTTACATATTACTCTAGTTGGCTAGTTTTTCCCGCTTGCGCCATTGCGGGCCACCTTGATCCAAAGACGCGTTCATAAAAGAAATGACGACATGTGTGCGCCCGCTCAAAATTAAGGCATTGGGAGACAACCCGCCAAAATGGGGGTTCGGTGTTCGCAGCCAAAGCGCCGTCTGAGCTGTGTTCCCAAAGAACGCATCCACAAGCGCGCGTAGGTGTAATAATGGGTGGCTATTCATTTGTGACCTCAGGTTGCATCAGCTCATCCACCAGTTCAGCAAGTAACTCGCCACACGCTTCGAGCCGTTGCGCCAACCGAGAAAAATCCTGTCTGGTTTGGAAAGGAAGATCGTAGGTGGAAAAGTCTATGCCCCCAACAATCATAGCATTTAGTAATTCATCATTAGTAATTAAGCGTTTCAACTCTGAGATTGGTTTTTTCATTTGTGTTTGTCCTGTCGGGTTAATGGATTTGGATGCCAGTAATCGACCGCTGGTGAGATGCACGCGGGCTTGAAGTGCGTCGGCAAGCACGTCGGGAGGTAATGGAGTTTTCATTTTATGGACTATTGCGTGATGTCTGAGTTCCCACGCGGTAAAGATGAACAGCCGCAATTCGGCGGAATTTCAGCGTGGGGTCCACTGCAAGCTCTTCGGGCGTTGGGTAGTAGTCTTCAATCACTTCCTCATTGACGATAACCCAACCGCTAATACGATTAAATCCCAAAACCGTCCACGTCGAACACCCCTCGCCGCCTCGGCGTTGTCCCGTGTTTTTGAGGAACTTGCTTGTCAACCGAACCGTGTCACCAACCGAAAACTGATGACACAAATCAGTTTTGTCCAACTCCGCCAGTAGCAGGTCGTTGTCGTCGTACGGCCTTGGAAAAACCTTGTCGTGAACGCTGGCGGTCATTGCAACATCCAGGGGTGGGCATTCGTTCCGTGGCCGTGATCGCCACACAACCTGCAACGTACGTCGTGGTCCGCTGGAGTCGGAGCACGAACGTAACCGCCCAGCGCGTCGGCCATGGCTTCGGCACGTAGCGCGTCGTAGCAGGGGATGCAATGTACCTCTCCCGACTCACGACATTCGTGGTAGTCAATGTCTCCATTTAAAGCAAAATCGTTTTTGCATGCTTCGCAGTGGAAAGTTTCCATTTGTATTCTCCTAAGCGTGTGAACAGGTGTCGAAAAAGGTGATCATTTTACCGGTGTGATCATCGAAGCGCGTCAACCACCAGGGGGGCGTTTCGCTGTAACTGTGAATCCTCGAATTCAGCGTTACCATCGTTTTCGCATCGCTTTCAGTGCATTCCGCAATTGCTGACAAATCTGCAGGGCCTTCTGAGGTACCGCCAAAAAAATAGTAGGTTTTGATTGTTTCGTTGTTGTGCATTTTATTCTCCGTTTCAGGTTTGTGATTTGCTGTTGCAGTAGGTCCACGTGTATTGCGTAGATGTTGCGGTTGGCATGGTCACCGTCGTGGTGCAGCTCAATAACGCGGGCAACGCCGTAAACGTGCCGCGCTTCGAGTGCTTCAAGTTCTGCCTGCAAGTTCGAAGTTTCCATGCAGAGGGGTATTGCTGCATTCATGCCAATTGTTGCACAAAAGGAAACAGTTGAAAATATTGCGATGCTTGCAAACGTTGCATCAATCGCAAGGCTGCTTTGGGGTCAAGCGCGCACCAAAACGCGACCCACTGGGGTGAAATCGATCTAGGTACTACTGGGATTTTGAGGTTTTATTTAGGAGCGCCAGCAGATCATCGTTGCTGTGCTCAGTCAGGTTAATAACCTGCCCGTCAACGTCTTTACCCGACGGGACGCTTTTGTCTGAATTCGCGATCGCGATAATCAGCTTTGCGGCGGAAACGATGTCACCCCCCTTGAATTTCTCGTCTTCATTTTCCAGAATCTTTTCCAGCGCGCGCACGGCTTTCGTTTCCAACGTCTTGGCATATTCCGTGGCGTTCATCGTCTTCCACTTCGGAAGCCCTGACGGGTTGCCAGACTTGCCCTTTTCCCATGCCGTCAGGTTTTGGCGACCATCGAAGCGGGTAGGTGTGAGGGTTGTAACGGAATCGTCTTGATCAGACATTGTAAAATTATATCACAAAATGGCCAATGAGGGTTCCCAACACCAGACATCCGACATGTGTGGCAATGACGGCGATTGTCTTAATCAACTGCAATCGTTTCTTGGCCCTATGTTGTTGTTCCAGCCTCAACAGCCAGACCTCTTCCTCGGTTGCTGATGAAGATGCTACACGTAGTATGCCGCGGCTCATTTTGTACTCCTAAGTGCGCCCCGGTGCCAACGTTCGGATTTCAAATGGGCGATCAGCAATTCTACAATAAGCGCGTGTCTCGTGGAATGTGCTCGCCAGTAGGCGGGGAACTGACGCCGCCCCAGCAGCCCGCACATTTTAAAATCGATGACGTGTGCCATTTCATGAGCGGCGGTCAACCAATTCAAATCCCCAACGTCCAAGTTGATTTGGCACTCGATAGAAGCGGTACTGAAGCCGGTCGCAACCGGTTCCACCGCTTTTAGGGGGACTTCGAACAGATGTGCCCATTCGGCCAGCCCGGCAGTGACTTCCTGCCACGTGCATTCAGCGCGTTGCATGTCCGCGTGTCGGCGATCCTCATGCGTGTAATAGGCGAGGGTGCGCATTAGCTCTCCGAGGGGTCAGAGGTCGCTTGGATGAAAATTGAACAACGGGGTTGGTCTTTGTCGTAGCTTTTCCAGGCTTGGACATGCACCACTTGGGTATCATCTTCGTAGGCAACCCCATTCAGGCCATCCATCACAGACTTCAGTAGGTTATCAACGTCGACATGGTGTTTCGTCGGCATGTAGAAGCTCACGCTGAGAGAGACTGAGCCAACAATGGCCTTGACGCCCGCTCTACGGGCCGCTGTACGCACCAGCGCCTCGTAGTCATGTGTTTCCTTGGGTGTATAGACGCGAGTCCCTACGAGCCTAGGGCGCTGCTTAGCGACTGGCTTACCTTTGACTACGACTTTGTACATGTGACCGCCGAGGAGGCGGTAATGACCGGCAGACAAGGGTGGGGCGCATTAGCATTAGCCCATCTTATACCATACGGGGGGTCGACGGC